CCGCACAGCAAACGGTGCTGACCCAAGACCCACACATCACCTGTTTTGGAAACAGGTTCGGCTGGCAATTCGGGTACTGCATCGTCTTCGGTCAGGCCCGTGGTGTCGCCGTCGCCATTGAGCAAACGCTCGAGTTCTTCGTCACCAAAGCCCATCAACTCCAGATTGAAGTCAGCCTCATCGAGTTCGGCAATCTCAAGCTTGAGCAACTCTTCGTCCCAGCCAGCGTTTGCAGCAATGCGGTTGTCGGCCAGTATGTAGGCTTTCTTTTGAATTGCGGTGAGGTGGCCCAGCTCAATCACGGGCACTTGTGTCAGTGAGAGTTTGCGCGCAGCAGCCAAGCGGCCATGCCCTGCGATCACGCCTTTGTCCCCGTCGGTCAGGATCGGATTGGTAAAGCCAAACTCAGCGATCGAGGCGGCAATCTGTGCCACCTGGTCTTCGCTGTGGGTGCGGGCGTTTCGCGCATACGGGATGAGCGAATCCACCGCGACCATTCGGATCTCGGGTGTCATAGGGAAGCTTTCGGGTTGGGGTGCGGCGTGCAGGTCAACCAGCGAGGGTTGCTTGCAAGCGCGATAGATGCGGGGAAGTGAAGACCCAAACAAAACGCCCACAAGGCGCGAACCGTGTGGGCGTAATTTGAGTGATTAGCAGAATGCTACCGCTTCGATATATACCCCGTCAAGGGGTTTTCGTACGATTTTTAAATCAGATTCACGCCATGATTTGATAGCTCTCGGCATGAGCGATCGGACGCACCGAGCGTTCGTTCTTTTCCATCTTCACCAGCCCATACCGGGACATAGTTTTCAGGGTGCGAGACAAATTACCCTGCTTACGCCCGGTTATGTCCGCCAGTTCACTGATTGATGCCGGTCGAGCGGTGCGAATAACGTCCAGGAGCGCGCGATTCTCATCGCTTAAGACTTGGGATAAAGATCGCATTGAGGTGAACCAGATTTTGGGGTCTGATGCCTTAGGCTTGATCTCACCTTTGGCGATAGCCAAAACCCTCTCGCGGATCTTCTCCTGCGGGGCTATACCAATTTTTATGACTTTCATTTTGACCTCACCTCTTTCAAAACCGAATCGACTTCGGTAAAAAAATCTGACAACAACTGATTCGCATCCTTGAATTCATAAGGCACGCCCTTATCGGCTACATGCCGGTGCTTGTGGTCAAACGGGAGTCGCTGACCAGAGTACTTCTTCCCCTTCACTTTGACGGCGTGCGCGTTGTCATACCCCAATATCCTTTTGCCACTGGGCGCGTGCAGGGTAAGCGTGTACCTGATTCCGTGAGGAATATCCTTGCTGGGCGCAACTTCCCAAGCCTCGATCTTGAGCCAATAGCCGTCCTCCTGATCGATGATCTGGTCATGGAGGTCAAGGAGCGTACGGATTTGGTGTTCTTCCATGGTCTCAGTATATCACCAGATGATATTTGTGTCACCTACTGTACCCGTAGTGAACAGCCAGCACCCCCAAAGCGCCAACCAAAATGCCCTTGGCCTCGTACTGATTGAGCGTGCGTCCGTTCCACCCTTCCTGGGCAGACCACTCCCTCACGCTCTGACCCAAACCTGCCACGTGCCAGACTGCACAGCCGCCGGGGCTGCCGATGCCGCCCACCGCATCAAGCGCCTCGCCCAGGCGCTTTCTGGCCCAGGCACAGCGCTCAGTCATCGTGTCCTGCCAATGACCCCCGGGGATGCGATCAAGCGGCGGTGAGCCCGCAGGACTTAGCTGCGCAAAGACAAAGGTACGAGAGAAGTCCTGACCCGCGTCGTGCATCTGCGCCGTGATTGCGCCGTTGCGCATCAAAAGCCCGAGCGAGTCCACAGTCCGGAAATGCTCGGTGCGGTAGCTGGTGCCTTCCTCTGCTTCGCTGACCCACTCACCAACCCGACCGCCGGGCAGGCTCACCAGAGCGCCATGGGTCAGTGGCTGTGCAACTTGCTTTTTAGCCATGGCGCACCTCCTTGCCCAAGGCGGGATCTGAACCCTGTGCCAGTGCCCAGTGCAAGAGCGCAAGAGCATCCGCTTCGTTGTCGTCGGTGACCGGGTGGCCCAACGCCTTCATGGCAGCAATCACCTCTGCCTTGCCCGCGTTGCCCTTGCCGGTGGCATGGCGTTTGATGGTGCCCACAGGAACGCCCTGGTACGGGATCTGGTGGTGCTCACACCAGGCGGTCAGCGTGGCCAGCAAGCCGCCGTAGACGTGCGCGGCGTCCACGCCGAGGTGACGGCGCACCTCTTCAAAGTAAACGGCTCCAATGCCCGTTAAATTGGCCTGTGCGCCAGTCTTTGGCGCGTTCAAGGTCAGCATGTCAGCGAGCCACCGGCCAAAGCGCAGGTATCGCATGCCGCCTCCCTCAAAGCGCTGGGACTTGAAGCTCACAAAGCCATGCGCCACCGGGCCGTTGGCCGAGCGCAGCGCCCAGCCGGTGGTGGTGCCCAGGTCCAGGGCGAGGATCACAAGGCGCGGGGTGGATTCGTTATTCATCAGGGATGTCCTCCAAGGGTTCGTACAAGGGTTCTTGTGCGACCTGGAGGAGCGCTGGCACCAAGGCCGTGTCAGGGCGGGTGCGGCTCCCTCATGTCTGTCATTGCCGATTTGTTCAATCGGATGCGGTTATCAGGGCTGGCAAAAAGTCATCATCAGGTGACGGGGACTTTCTTCAATACTTCATCTTTCAAAGGTGGAGTCCGGGTCTGGGAGGTACTTATTTCAATACTTCTTCTTTCAATATATATACATATTTCTCTGTCTACCCTCTCTGACCCCTCCAGAGCGCACGTTTTCGCGCGCGCGAGGGATTTTTTGTGTGTATAGGGCCCCCGAATATTTATTTGTATATAGAGGCACCCCCATTGAAAGAAGGTCGTAATTGAAAGAAGTCACCGGGCGGGCTTCTTTCAATACTTCATCTTTCAAACGTGGAGTCTGTTTGGACCGTCTACTCATATGCGTCAGCCAGTTTGACCCATTGGCTGGGCCTGCCGCCCGTTGGCTTGGCGAACATCTCAACCAGGTGGGCGTCCGTCAAGGTGCGCAGCACGCCGTCCCGCTGGCGGTGGTCCATGAACTGGGTACGCCGTGTGAACTCGCTCTTGGACATTCCAGCGGCATCGCCATCACGCAGGATTTGCAGGGCGCGTTTGTGGTTGGACTCGACCTGGTTTTCTGAGACGCGCGCCGTGGCTTCTCGGATTGTCAGTTCGGCGCAGTGGCGCGAGAGCGCAATCCCCCAATGCGCATCGTGGTCCTCGATCTGCGGCGTCAACGCGTCCCGCGACACGGCACGAATCAGCGCCAGTTTGGTGGCGTTCTCCTCGATGCGCGCCAGGATCGATGAAAAACCGGTGCCTCGCGACAAGCGAAGCCGCCCCAGTAACTCGTGGTCCAGCACGCGAAAAGCGTCACGCGCCTGCGCGGTCATGGGGACTACGCGCGGATCGACAAGCACCTCGTCAATCGCACCCACATCCGTGAGGTTGCCACTCAACTGCCCACCGCCCTGGTGGATCAGGAGCAGCCGGTCGATCAGGTCTTGCGGTGGATCGATCGTGCCAAAGAGTTCGTTGCTGTCGGGAAAATCGTCCTCGCTCTCCAGAATCAGAAAGCGCGCCAGAGAGCCGTCGGCCACATTGGAAGCTTGGAGCGCCTGCCAAAAGTGAATCGGCGTGGTGGTGCCGTAGATGCAGGCGCAGGGCTGGTGAATTGCCCGGTGCGCGTTGTTGAGCTGGTTGCTTGCGTACTCAATGCCAAAGTAAGTCGTGCCCGAGGTGGTGTACAACTCGGTCATCAGGTCCAGGATTTCACAGATATAGCGCGGCGAGCGTTTACGGTCAGCGGCAGCTGACAAAAACATGCCGAACTCATCAAGCTGAAACAGAATTGCGGGCTGACGCTGGATGGCGGTTAAGAGGCCCGAGCCTGATGCGATCTTATTGCCGCCCAGGTATTGCAGCAGCCCGGCTTTGCGAAACAACTCATTGATCACCACGCGGCTGTGGTTTTTTCCTGCGCCGCTTTCAGCGATGCCTACGACATACAGGTTTGAGCGCGTGTTGCTCTCAGTGCGGTACTTGCGCCCCATTAGCGCGCCGATGGCGCATAGGCTGGCTCCGAGCGCCAGCACGGGCTGTGGACGCTTTGCCGTCGTTCCCATGAGCGCCATCATGTCGGCAATCACGCCGCCAACTTGGTCCCAGCCCGTCGGCAGTGGTTTGGGTGGTGGCAGCACGGGGGGTGCACCTGATCCATCAATCGTGATGGGGTTTGATGTTTGCAGCGTTTGCAGCATCTCCTTGGCCGGGTGATGTCCATTCATCACAATCTCTCCATTGAGTTGCAGATCAGCATCTGGAATCCAGCCGTTGTCCAGCGCCAGCTTGTAGATGGTTCCCGCCCCAATGCGCTGAGGCGAAAAGCTCCCCCAACTTTTAGCGGTTGTCTTGGCATCGTTTTTACTGGACGACGCAGACCAGGACTCAAAGAGCGGCCACCCCTGCTCGGCAAGCGCACCTTTGATGGCCATGCCGATGCGCACCCAACTGTCGTAGTCCAGGTCCTGGTTAGCGATGTACTGCAGCGCGTCTTGTACTGCCTCAAACGTACCGCGCTGCTCGGGCAGATTGGCAAACGCCACGGGTAACTTCAAACCCACGCCCAGACTTTTGGGACGCATGGATTCGGGGACCATCTCGTAGGCCTGGCGCGCAAACTCGCGTGCCTGCGCCTCGGTGATGACGGGCAGTTCCTCAATTTTCAGATCGGCCAGGGTTTGCACCGGCCACTCGTAGGGTCTGCCAGTGTCTGGGTGAATGCCGTACGCAATGAACTGCTGCCCCACGCCCAGCACCTCTATCGGCGGGTACTTGAAACCGCTGAACGGCTGAGCGGCTCGGTACACCAGCAAGCGCTTGGGCGCGTTTCCAATACGAACTGCGGGTGTGTCGCCCAGCAGCCGTTTTGCCAGACCCTCAATCTGAACTGCGATGTCTTTGGACTGCAGCACATCGATGTCGATGCCGATCACCTTGCCTGCGGCAATACCGATGCCCGCCTCGGGCCAGTCGCCCCAGATGTCGACTTCGTTCTCGGTCGTGTCACGCTCACAGTGGCGGCTCCACTTGGGGTAGTCCTGCCAGGCACCCAGGCGAAACATGCCTGGCTTTTTAGTGCTGGGCTGGATCGGCAGAATGGCGTACCCGCGATCTACGAGTGTGGCCCCTAACTGGGCCATGTAATTATTTGGATTCATGCGTTCCTTCAAAATGGTGGATCGTCTGCATAGGCAGTACGAAGTGAGTCTTGAAACGCGGTCACGACCACATCAATCAAGGTTGACCACTCCACTGCGGTGAAACTGGTCAGATCTGTTTTGGCGAGTGACTCGACGTACTCGCCCCCCGTCTGGCAGGCCGCTGCCAGCGCGTTGGTTTCGTGTTGGTTTGGATCAATCATTCCCTTTAGCCTTGCTGCAATGTTTTGACAGCGCCGGGAGCACAACTTCACGCTCGGCGCATCAATACGGATCAAACATGGCGCGAACCCATACACTCGGGCATCGCGCCTGCAAATGGCGCACATCATTTATGCGCTCGACATCAAAAGCGCGCGCCGACGATTTCTGTGTAACGCCCGCTCGGGCGCACCGCGATCTGGGATGGGCACTTGAGCCGCTGCGATACGGCCAGAGCTTCATCAACACCACGGGGAAGTGGCAGCCCCGGTGCTCGGTTTGCCCACCAGCTCGCAGCCTTTTGCCGCGCATAGCCCTGGTGCTCAATGCAAACCCATTCGCTGTGGGAACTCAGTCCACTCCAGTAATCAACTCGAAGTGACGGCGGCTTACCAGTCTTGTCGTGCCGGGCATAGCTGACCCGTGTCACGGGCACCCACTCGGGTGGACCGCCAGAGAGGATGTCCAAAGTGCTGGCTTTGGCGTCAATCTTGATTTGCGGCTCCGGGAACATGTGGCCACAGTCGGGGCACTGACGTACCGCCGCGTGCACGATGCTGTCGCACTCAGGGCAGGCTTTGGTGGGCGCATCGCCGTCTTCACCCGCTTTGGGTGTCTTGGGCTTGATGGCGTCAATGGGTCCGTGGCGCGCAATGTTCCCGGCGAAGTCGAGCACCAGGCAGTCAGTCTTGCCCAGTGCAAGGCGGCAACCACGGCCCACGATCTGCACATACAAACCCGCCGACTTGGTCGGGCGCAGCATGGCAATCAGGTCTACTGCAGGAGCGTTAAAGCCTGTCGTCAAGACATTGGCATTGGTCAGGCACTGAATTCGTCCGGCCTTGAAGTCATTGATGATCGCTTCGCGCTGGGCGCTGGGCGTATCGCCCACAATCGTCTCGCAGGTCACGCCTCTGCTGCGCACCGCATCACGCACGTGGTACGCATGGTCCACGCCTGCACAAAAGATCAGCCAGCTTTTGCGGTTTGTTGAGTACGAGAAGATTTCATTGACTGCGCTTTGTGTGATCGCGTCCTGGTCAATGGCCGCTTCCAAATCCTTCGGGATGAACTCACCGCCGCGTGTACCCACACCAGTGAGGTCAATTTGCGTTGCCATGCGTTTGGAGATCAGTGGCGAAAGGTAGTGGTCATCAATCAACTCGCGCACCGAAACCTCGTAGGCGATGTCAGTGAAGATGGCCTCACTACCTTCATGCAACAACCCAGAGTCAAGGCGGTATGGCGTGGCCGTCAGACCAATCACTTTGAGCATGGGGTTAATGCGCTTCAAGCCATCAAGAAACTTGCGGTACATCGTGTTTGAGGAGCGTGGGATCAAATGCGCTTCATCAATCAACACCAGATCGCACTGCTGAACGTCATACACACGCTTGTGAATGGACTGGATGCCAGCAAACAAAATCTGCGCACGGATCTCACGCTTCTTAAGACCTGCTGAATAAATCCCTGCCGGGGCTTGCGGCCAAAGCTTTTTGAGTTCGGCAAAGTTCTGTTCAATCAGCTCACGCACATGAGTCACGATCAGGATGCGCTGATCTGGAAAGGCTTTGAGCACGCCTTCAACAAAGGTGGCCATGACAAGGGACTTGCCACCAGCGGTAGGAATCACCACCAGCGGGTTGCCGCTCTCATCTTGGAAATAGTTGTAAATGCCTTGGATGGCAGCGCTTTGGTAGGGGCGAAGGGAAAAGCTCATGACGGGACTCCTTTTTCAATTGCGTTTAGGTTTGCGGTTGGGGATTCAGTTGGCGGCGTGCTTTTTCAAACCGGCATCGCGCCAGCGAACACCGTTGGTAAATTCGTAGTCAACCCAGTCGTCACCCGCATCGACTTGCGTAGCAGGAACAAGTGTTGGCAAATACAGGTGCTGCTCACAGCCGCTGCGCTGATCTACTTCGGTCAGGCGCTTTTGATGCCGGTCGCAATGCCAACCACCATCCACGGGTGTTGAGTGCAGGCAAGTACGGCAATTGATCGCAGGTGCCACCACGCTGTTGCCACTTGCATGGCAAACCGGTGCGTGGTCACACATGCGGCACTGATACCAACTTGGCTCTTCGCTGATGCGTGGCAGTGGTGTTTGGGCAAAGATGATTCGCCGGGCTTTTTCCATAAGAAGTTCCGCATAAGTGACATCTGCCTCCACGCGTTCGACATACAGGTCATCGGTGTCCTTGTTCACAGCCAAGTACATCGATCGGGTAATGCCCATCAGGTGCATGTAGATTTGCATCTGGGCAAAGTGCTGCGGTTTGGACTCACGTACCTTCTTGGCCACCAGATCGCCAAAGCTCTTGTTGGAGTGCGTCTTGAACTCCAGCACGTGCCAGACTTTGGGTGCTTCAAGCAAATTGATGGCAACGCCATCGAGCGAACCACCAAAATGGCCGCCATGGGCTTGAACACGAAACTGACGTCCAGTCTCGGGATCGACTTCCAGCACAGTCGCACCGGTGCGTCTCAGGTTCAGCACCAGGCGCGCCTCCTCCAGTTGACCGGTTTCAAACAAGCGCAGAAGTCGGCCTGGGTGCTTGCTGCGCGTGACCCAGCGAAAGTCGTACCAAAGCGCACGCTCGCATTCCTTGCCAATGAGGGACGCGCCAAGGTGGCTGCGAAACCCATCACTGGCATCTGCTTCATAGCCAGAGAAGATGGCCTCGCGGGTAAGGCTTGTGATGGCGGGCAGTTCAGCCATGGTTTCCTCCTTGGCTCGCGTGTAAGTCACGCGCACGCTGCACCAGGCCCGCCCACTCCTGGTCATTGCAGTTTTCACGCACCACTTCAATCAAGGTGTCTTTGAAGGCATCACGGTGATTGGGCGCAGCGCGTTTATCAAAGGTTGCAAGATGCACAGTCACCTGCGCCAGCTCCTGCTGCTTTAAACGCAGCGCGGTTTTGGCGCGATGGAACCAGGCAGCATCAAGCGT